TCTCCTTGAAAGTTTAATCCAGATACCCCAAATGATGGGAACGGCTATTGGGTGAAGACACATTAACCAACTAATGGGGGCGCCTGTTATAAACCAGGGGTTAACATTGTGGCCGAGCCAAATGAAGAGCACAGGAAATATTACGTCTTCGATGATTTCCCAGCCCACAATGATGATGACTAAAGCAATTCCATGCTCTTTTAAGACATCCATTAAACGAGATGGCCGAAAATGCGTAAGCTTGTGCTTAAGGCGATGCCAAACCCATCGAAATGCTTTTCTCATTTTTCACTTTCCTTATATGGTATTTTAACGTATTTGTGAGGCTTTGTCAAGTGATCTGGGGGCTTTTCTATACAAAAATCTGATGCAAGAAAATCCCTATATCCACACCAATTAGAAATATCGTAATGCCAATCAAGATTAATCGTTTTCGCATTTTTCTCGCTCACGCGTTCGAATATCGTTTGGAAATCGAAATGGCGAGCGCTCCACCTTTCGTTTAATGGTCTCTTCTGGGAGGGATATTGTTCTCCGGGTAAAGGGGGTAAAAACTCCCTTGTTGTTTGTTTGTTTACCGAACGTCTGCATTGTTTAAAGTCTTCTCCTGTAAATGTAAATGCTATTGATATATTATCTTTGATTGTATCGCCGTCATGACTTAGAAAAAAGTTGTTTTCCTTATGGGCGATAAGTTGTCTGTGTTCTCGTATGCTGTATACATTATATGCCGACATTGGGAAAGATACATAATACTTATCTGGAATTATCCATCGCGATATCCTAGATGCTACTCTCCAAGCGGAGTGTGCACCATATAAAACTGACCATCCATAAGAATCGCGACGATCACGATCCTTCGGATGAACAGGAACGTAATAAATAGGTATCTCTTTCCTTTCCTCCGAGCTAAATCTACTGGGCCGCGAATAGTATACAGGATCATATATCCATTCGCCAACCACCTCACGCACAACAGGTGCCAGATCGTCGTTAGCAACGATCCATATGGTATTGCAACCAGCCATGGCACACTCAAATACAGACTTTTGAATCGCCGTAAAACCAGCAGTTATTGGTGTTAACACATCGGGCGTTATTAAATTAAAGTCAGTTTTAAGATTTGCAACTGGTATTATGCCGGCTAAATGTAACTTTGGACGACTCACCAATGCCTCAAAAATCTATCGTAGGCCATACAAGCTTCCGGTAAATCTTTGAGTAAATCTTGCTCGCCAATTTCTGGAATTTCAATATTACTGGCTTGCGACTCGCATTTATTTGATTGCTTATGCGTTTTGCGGTGTATGCTAGTTGTTCTAAATTTGTAATGTTTCGGGTTTCCTGCTGTGGTGTAGTCATGGGCAAACGGTCCTTTCATTCCTCTTTGTTTCATTTCGTGAATAGTTTTAAATCTCGCCATTGTTTCTGAATAATCAAAATCCATTAAATGACCTTGTGCTAACACTGAGACAGCACAAGCATCTTTAACAGGAGTATTTCCATCAATACGGTCGGAAGGATAAAACCAAATCTCATTGACAAAATCATCTCCTGTTTGAATGTGGTCAACATCGTGCTTACCGCCTCTATTAAACGCAATATAATCATAGCATATGTAATTATCTTCGTCAAGTCCTTTTTGGTTAACAAATCCTGAGCTTTGATGATCTCCAAAATAAAAGCATTCGTTAAATTTTATCTCTGCAATTTTTGAATATTCATTTGAGCACGTTAGTGTATCATCCGTGTGCCTTATGTTATGGCAAAGATTTGATAGCGGGGCGCCCCCGTCAAGCGACATCAAAAATAATAGACGTTCCCATAACAACTCTTTGGACAATCCTATAGTTTTGGCGCCTTCAAAGGTCGTTAAACTTTTTTGGCAGGTGGGCATTTTCAAACATGATAGGTCTACCTCTGGCTCGAAATAATCGAACCTAAATGGTCGTCTTTCTTCGGCAAAAAAAATGGGGTATTTGTTATTGAATGCATACAAAACCGCCGATAATGAACTGCCTATTACTATCTTATCGTGTTCAAGCAATCTACTTCCTTAAGCCGGCAGAGTCATACCCGCCAAGATGCCAGTTTGGGTGCATTATGTGATATTTTTGTCTATGATGCATCCAACCAAAAGCATGCCCTAGTTCGTGCTCTATTACACGGGCGCGCGTGGCGTCCTTGGGATATATAAAAATTTTTGCTTTTACAATATTTCCTGTTATTTTTTCTGTATAAATTTTTGTGGCTGCCATATGATCATCATCGATATTGCCTTCTGGCAATGTTATTATAATTTCACCATATCGGGGCTCCATACAATTAATACTATAACCCATATAGGCATCGCCAACTTCATAGCCCAACATTTCCCAATATTTAATAGCCTTTTGGGTTCTGAAGATCGTTACCCCTGTGCTGTCGCACATTTTTATTATTGGTTTTGTTTTCCAGACTGCTTTTTGCATAGGGCGCCCAACGGCAAACGTGTCAAGAATTGTTATTTCGTTGACATTCGTCATCGCGTACTGTTGTACACCGAGACAACTTAAAAACAACAGTAAAAATCGCCACATACCGTAATTAGATGGCGTATATTTTTAATTAATTCTTTATTTTATCTAGGATATCAATATCATATTTTACTTCGTCAAGAAGTATCTTAAGGTCTAAACCAGCACAATCAATCTTTGTTTTACTTACATGGTAATGACTAACAAATCCCGTAAACTTACCATACGCGACATCTTGTTCATATTTGGTTGATGTTTTGCCAAATTGACTGACGGGTGTTTCATAAGGGATTCCAGTGGCGCCGCTTATTGCCTTCCAAAGTGCTTTTGCTGCCTCTATCTGTTTTGGGTAAAATCCCAAAAACGGGTCAAGCTTGTTTCCATGCACCCAAGCGCCTTCCACCAAAGGACGCTCGCCATGGCCATTTCTCACGTACCAGTCCTGATATTTTGTATAATATGCGTTTGTGATCTCCACGCCGATAGACGGACGGTTTGTGCGAGAAGAGCCTGCGTGCCAAGCTGCATGCTGGATGTCTAGAGTTTGGTAGATGGTACCATCATTATCAATTAAGAAGTGAACGGAAATGCCACGCCTATCGAGAACACCCTGACATGATTTAGATGACAGGCATACGTCCCAGTGATTGATAAAATAGCGAATCTTGCGTTTTGGGCGACCCGAATAATCATAGAAATGTCCTGGTTTTGTTTCTAAGCCTCCCTTCTCGGACCAAAGCACAAATTTGTCCCACTCAATAGGATGGAATTCACCATTGTAGACGATGTAGTTAGAATAATGAGAATCTGCTGGCTTATGTTCGTCTATGCCTGCTTGGCGCTCAGTCCACAAACGGCGGAATGTCATGGGCCCACAAAGACCGTCCGCTGTGATCCCGCGGGATCTCTGCCATTTTTTAACCGCTCTTACAAGCTTATCGTCATAATATTTTTCGCCAAACCAACTTGGTGCCCATCCGAGTTTTTTGGCAGACGCTTCATTATAAAAATGTTTGTCCATACATTGTGCGCTCCTATTTAGCTAAGCATTCCAATGACATAATTGTCTAGAACAACATTATAAATAGTTCCACCAACGCTTATTTCTTCAACCATAGAGCGGTCGACTATTAATCTGGCAGAATGCGGCACTGCGAATCTGACATCTGTTGCGGCGGTTATTGCTGATACTTCAATAAACCTTTCTTCTTTCGGCTTATAATCTTCCGGCAACACTATCAATGACTCCGCATCACCTTCTTGTATTTTTGGTATATCAATCAAAATATAGCGATTTACTGGACTAAACATTGGTTGTTTCTCTTTGTAAAATTTTGCTATGAATGCTATATTGGCTTTCAGATAAAAATATGTCTTCGCGATGATCGCAATGTTTGCACTTCATTTGCACATGTACATTTTTACCACTTGTTGCTCGACCAGGAGATGCAGGCTGATAATAACACTCGTTATGCCCTAAAGCGTGGCATGAGCGCATTAAAATTCTTTTTTCTATTAAATGATTAAAGTTCACAAGATTCTCCATCACAAAATTTAGGGCCCGTTCCAGCAATATCTGTTTCAATACGCTGGATTGGTGTGACATTCTTTATTCTCTTTTTATATTCTTTCTTTGTGATCGGCTCGTATGGCGCCTGTTTATAGCCCGTTTCCTTGTATCTCAAGAAAGAAACCGCCTTGAGCCGCGTCTCATAGAGTTCAAGAGCACTTTTAATCTGAGGCGCTTCATCATCTTTAAATGTGATTGTAACAGACACGGCGTTATCTGCCCAATAATGCTGATATTGGGCCGCAATTTCAAGTTGTTCCCACATTGAAACATCGCGTTTTCCTTTCTGAAAATGCGGCTCATGGACAGGAAACTCGACACAAACAGTATTCGGAGAGTATTCATCATCTTCAATAATATAGCCTGCTTTTTTAATACTGTCAAGTAAATTTGAATCTTTAGAGAAACGAATTCTACGAATATAGTATTCATCCTCTGGAAAATGAATGCCGGGGGTAGAGCCGTTTAAAAGCGAAACCGTACCAGAAGGCTTGATTGACGTGGTGCGGACTGATTTTGGAACGCACAGCCAGTCTGAGTACTCTTTGTCTAGATCTTGAATGTGTCCATATGCAGCATCACACCATTCCATCATCTCTCGACGTCCATGTTTATTAAACGCTTGAATGATGCCCGACTGTGAGAGTCCAATGCGACGGTTTTTGAGCATCATTGCATTAGTCTCGGGCCAGTGAGTATTAACGAGTGTGACAGTTTTTCCGTATAAATACGCACACTTAAGGGTTTTAAGATAGTCCTCGTAATTCTCATGTTTTGCCGGGAACGTTTCCACCAGACAACAACATTCNCCATCATGGAGTTGCTGTTCGCTGCAAGGATTAAAACCAGCTACGTTCACATCATCCAGTCGATCATCGTCTTTAAAGCGCCCCTTGGTCTGTGCGTTTCTCAGCCATATATATCCTGGTTCTCCGTTCTTCTGACTCTGGGCAGCATGCCACGTATAGTCCATTCCTACAATCGCATTAAAAGAATTGTTTGAGCCCCATCTGTGGTGATACAGTTTTTCTTGATCGTTCTTCATTTCTAGATAATGCTTATCGTCGTAATCGCCCATTGCCAGTGCGGCAGAACGGCGCACATTGCCGGCGACCACACAGCGCCCTATAAGGTTCTCGGTGTCGACTATATCGACTGATGTGATAGGTTCTCCAATCCTTGATAAAAACAAATCGGTTAAATTCTTGTGGAGTTCTTCAAGTGGTGCGGCGCCGCTTGAGGTACCTCCAAAGCCGTTAATTTCGGCGCCGGCTGGGCGGATCGCAGAATAATCAAACTTTGGTACCTTATAACCAAGAAAAAATCCATCTAAAAGCATATGAACAGAATTTACCCATCCTTCGCGGGAATCATCAATAATAAGAGTATCGCCCGTATATTCTGGTTCTTTGATAGTTAGTGTGCTAGCGCCAAGTGTATCAAAACCAACGCCAACACCGAGCATTAAAGCATCCATCATCCAGGCAAACAAATAGCCGCCTTTGGTTGCTAGCTCTTTTGTACTTCGAAATGCACAATTAAAAAGAGCCGCACCGGTCTTCTCTTCCACAAACTTTGTTCCCATCATCCATAAACCACGACCAGGGGGTGTCCATTTTAAATTGAATAAGCGCTCATAGGCGTCTTTGGCGGTCTGTTGTGCTTTGCCATCGTTCCATTCGAGACCTAAACGAACGACGTGTTCTTTCTGAACGTTAAACATTCCCTCAACTACTCGACGACACGTCTGCCACCATTCTTCTGTGCCTTCGGTATTTGGAACAAATTCGCTTAGGCGGCGCGCGTATGTGCGCTTAAAAGTTATATAGCCAATTGGGCCCCAAGGCACTTTTGCTATTTTGTACGGCTCTATAAAAGCATCTGATAATCTAAATCTGCGTATGTTTTCAAGTGTTCTCATCGTTGTTTCCTGTTTCCTTTTCTAAATTTATCGTACTTGTTTTGTAACAAGCCTTTCTGCGCGCTGGCACTTAACGCCACCGGATTCAGCGGGATCTGGCCATTTTGGNNGGCCGTAATTTGTGGCATTATTTTAATACTTGCGCTTGAAGGGTCCATGAATATATTATAAACGATTCCATCTGGACCGTTTCTATTCTTGGCAATAAAAATCTTTCCCTGATTATTTCGCTTATCTTCAATTGTTCGAGAAACAGAGAAAATAAAGTCAGCAACAAAGCATTTATTAAATGCCTCTGAGATCTGCTCCATTGTGATGACCTCTGCATTTAATCCCGAACGATTAGTCTGTGATGCTGTCCACACAGGGCACTGGAACTCTGTGGATATTGCGCGAAGATCCTCATAGATGGATTCCAACTCGGTCCTTTTCTCTTTCCTCACTACTATTGGTTTCAAAAGATCGGCATAATCAACGATAATCATTCCTGGCTTAATGCCTCTTTTCAATAATCTTGTTAGATGTGACCTGATAGTGTTCGTTGACGCAGCTTTGGTGGGATATTCTTTAATAATGAGCTTTCCATTAATGTCTTTTATCTCTTCATAAATCTCTTCTTTAAAATTAATAATATCAGAAAGTGGATAGCCTGTTAAGCAACTATCATATCTACTTGCAATTATAGTATCTTGAAGCTCCAGGGTGTAATGAATAACTACCTTCTCTTCCTTTAATCCTTGGGTACCCAGATGCACCAAACAAAAAGATTTTCCTGCGCCAGTCGGGGCAATTACAACCCCAAGTTCGCTCTTGCCTAAGCCACCACCACAAATTTTATCAATTTCTTTCCAGCCTGTTGTGACTGGCAAGCGGTGTTTCGGAACAAAACGCTGTTCAAAATCTGCAAGATAATCATAGCCAAAATTGCTATCTGAGCCTAATTTTAGCGAATCATTAATAACTTGAGAAATCTCATCAAACGAACACGTTTGCAACAGCCCGACGGACTTGAGCATCGCTTCTTTGAGATTTTGCTTGCGACAAAAATCAAGCGATTGTTCCTTAATGTACTCAATATCTGCCAGTTCTTTGGTAATAATCCTAGCAAAATATTCGCGCGCCTGCTTACGTACAACGCCATCTTCATCATCGAGATCTGTGCGCAATATCGCAATAATCGCCTCTGCAGATGGGTGTGTGCCATATCTATCGCGATAATCGATGATCCTGGCGACAAACACACGCAAATACTCCAACTCCAAAAAATTGATGTTGAATACTTCCGTTATCTGATCGGCGAAAGGACGGTCCTGACAAATGAGTTGAACCAACCCTTCTTGGAACGCCTTACCATATCGGCTGAAACTTGCTTGTTCTGCCAATTATCACCCCTCTAGTACAATAGTAATTATGTTCAATGTGCCGTGAAAGTCAAACACTTCGACGGGTGGAATTAATTTTGTTTAAGTGCAATTCAAGGTCTTTCCAGTTCAATTCTCCGAAACCATCATCGCGCATTTTCTTCATAATCTCTATCTTATTGAAAACACACTCAAAGTTCTCAATTGCATTCTGAACAAAATCCTTTGACTGCACAGAAAGCATCGGAGAATAAAGCTGCATCATCTTATAATTGTGCTCAATTATTTTCTTTCCTTTCGCAATATTTGTGTAAAACTTTAACTTTGAGCCAGTATTTTCACAGAAATCTACCACGTCATCTATGGTATAATCTTTATCAGATGCTAAGAAACTAAGACGCTTTTGAATTGTTTTGAAACCAACGTTCCTGATACCCGGCAAATTGTCTGATGAATCGCCAATAAGCGCTCTCGCTAGCGCCATGTTGCGTGGATGGACACCAAGTTCGTCAATAAGACGTTTCTTGTTATAAATTATCTTGCTCACGGGCCTGAATACAACTGTCTCTTCGTCGCACAGCTGATAAAAATCTCTGTCATTGGAGACGATGATCTTTTGCCAGCCGTCATAGAATGATAATTTAGTGATGTGTGAGATTACGTCATCAGCCTCTACTTCTGGAATCATAATCTGGATGATTGGCATTTCATTGAGGTATTCCATCAAACGCATTTGCTGCCAAACCTTATTGAGCATTTCCTCATCTTCTGTGAGGTTTTTGACGCTGCGGTTTAGGCGGATTGGCTTACGGCCTTCTTTGTAATTCTTGTTGATGGTTTTGCGCTTACGCGAACCATCTGGGCCATCCCACGCGAAGACGATTTCGTCTGGCTTTGATTCTCGCACTAATTTCTGAAGGATCTTTAGTGAACCCTTGATCCCGCCGCAGGGTTCTCCCTGCATTGTCAGGCTCGGATCCATAATGTAGGCCCTTAGATAAAGATTAAGTGAATCTATAATTAATACTCTTTTCATGGTTTATAGCTCCTTGCATCGTGCTTCTTTGCTATAAATATCATAAAGCCCTCCCACGAGCTTACACATTAAGTATAGTAGATTGCAGAAGGGCTGTCAAGCGTTTATCCGGGTATCGTGTAGAAATCCTCGGCTTTCCCTTCTCGCTTGTCGAACTTCTGAACAACTTCCCGGTCCATCAGTTCAATAATCTTATTTTTGAACTCTTCGTCAGCCATGATGATCTCCGACCACTTGGATGGCTGAAACTTCTTTACATAACCATCTGGCGTTTCCAAGGTATACCACGCGCCGGCGCTCGTTAGATACTCAGAACTTTTCACGGCGTCAAACCAGCTTTCCTCATCGCGAATACCAATATTTTCGGTACCCCACAAAATACGGAATGCGCAATTTCGACCCTGTGTACCAAAGCGCGATTTTTCGATCTTCACCTTAACTTCTGATCCAATGCGGAAACCTTTAGCATCCTCAATAAATGCAGACTTTGCTTTTCTGCCTGTAAGCCAAATTCGCAGTGAATACGAATAATGAAGTGCTTTGCCACCAGGGGTCATATACGGCGTTGTCATCGCGATAATGCGCGCATTGGGGCCGCTTGGAATATTCGTTTTTAATTGATTAAGCACAAGAAATGTTGCCTGTTTGTCGGCAATCGGAATAATCAGCTTTGACATTCCTTTTGCAAGAATGCGCGCTTTCACAGCCATCGATGACTGCGGATTAAAATCGCCCTCAACATCAGAGATTGCCGGTGTGAATGCTAACGAATCCCAGATGAACAATAGTTGGTCATCGGACGCACCCAATAACTCTTCTACGGTTTCAAGTACAAACTCTACAGATGTCGCCTGAATGTACATTAAACGCGCAAGGTCGCACCCTGCGCGCGCCAAAAAGTCAGGGTCAATGGCCGATTCAGAATCGAAGTAGACGACAATCTTGCCCTGTTTCTGGGCGTTTGCGGCGATTTGCGCGGCCATATATGATTTGCCTGTGCTGGTTAATCCAGCTAGCTCTGACACCTTGCCAACAGGAATGCCGGCAACTTTTCCCTTGCAGATAATTGAATCAAGCCAACGAGATCCTGTGGATATCCATTCTTTTACTTCTGTAGGGTTTGCGCCTGTTAGGTCGTGCGCGACATGTCGGCCGGCTTTCTTGTTAACAAGATTCATCAGATCTTGCATCGATACCCGGCCGGCCTTTGCTTCTTTGGCTTTTCTAGCCATTATACCTCCTTAAAAAATGCGGCACCCTATTTCTTTATGGCCGGGGTGCCAGCGGCGCGCGCCAGCCCTTACTTGGTGGACATTAGCTCGTCAAACGCTCGGTCCACATCGCTCTTACCGTTGTTGTATCGTGTGGTCTCTTTCGAGCGTGACTCGGCGCTTCCGCCGCCGGCTAATTGCTCATCGAGGATTGCATCGATCTGTGCTGAAGTATAACGATCAAATAGAGAGTCAAAATCAGGCATACCATCAAGGAGGGCAGGGATGGCATCCACGTCTTCCAGAAGCGTGGAAGTATTTCGACGCATCTTTAGGCTTGTTTGGGGGAACGCACCAGGCTGTGTTGGCTTGGTGTATGTGAGAGCGATATCGGTACCCTCCAAGGTATCGGTGATATCGCCGTAGTCCGGATCTAGGATATAAGCCAAAAGGTTCTCGTAAGCACGCTTACCGTACCCATAGACCTTGATCCCTTCATCTTCGCGACCTCGCACAACGACCGGAGAGAAGTAGCGTTGACGCACAAACAGCGACTTTGCCAGTTTCTTGCTTTCCTCATCGTTTTTCTCTACCCCTTCCTTCCACAGTGAAGAAGCAAAATCGCAAAGTGCGCAATTTTCTCCAAAGTTACGTTTGGGGCACAAAAGGCCGCCTCTACGATCTCCCACGTTATAGTGGAAGAACATTTCCTTTAGAGGATCCCCGTCGGGTGCTGGGGCAATGCGGATGTCCTGATCGCCCTCATTCGGCCTAAAGAAAGCCGAAGTCCTTTGGTCGGGGTCTTCGCCGCGCAGTGTAGCGAGCTTGCGGCGCATAAGCTCCATGTTAAGTGACATTTTTTTCTCCTTGTTTTATGTCTAAAGTATGTCAAGCTTCCCTTGACACCTAATATAACACTCTCAATCTAGCTTGTCAAGAGTATTTTGTTGTATCGTATTTGTGTGGGCTACGACATACCCAAAATCATTGTGTGGTGTTTCATAGATTGCATAAGAAATTTTACGAAAAGCGTTTGAAGGCTTTTCCTTTAATGCCTCGATAATCTTTCTGTGCAATGTGCCCTCCTGAGCCAATCTTTCTTCATTTATACATAAATAATAACACAAATCGCGCTCGACGTCAAGCCCAAAAAACCATTTTTCTTCTAAATTTTCTATATTCAATGCTCCAATGGAACGAATGCGGTTAATTTCTGCTGGTCTCGCGACTTGGCCAATTTCAGGTTCTGAGTGTGTAAAATAGTTTAAATAATGAGTAGCCGAGAAAATCGAATTGTTGATTATATCATAATAATTTTTAATGGGAACATCTCCGATGGTTTTCTCAATCTCTAGGTTTGAAAAAATCGTAAATGAACTAAAAAGACCAGAACGTGCGTATTCTTGAAGAACACCAAATGTTACATTTTCTATAAGTTTTCGCTCACCATTAACAAGCGCAATATCCGGCTTAACATAAAAAATATCGATTTTTTTATCTCTTATTTGTTCCAAAATTCCCAATGAATAGTTGGAGCTATAAGTTGTGCCCACGATGAAGACCTGTACATGTTCCTTTAATTCGCTAAAGAACTTATTTAAATCTGGAGTATTCTTCTCATATTCCTCTGGGGACTTAAAAGTTCTAAGTTTGTATTTTCTTTCGGAGTTCCGAGCAATGTTGTCGTTCAGCAAATAAACATCATATTGGGGGATGTCCTTAAACTTTGCCGCAATGGCCGAAGCGCCTGTTCCAATTCCAACAACAGAAATCATAATGGTAGATTCCCTAAGTCATAGTAATTCTTTCCAGTTTTTAAATTTACCATAAACGTATCAAGTTTGTTCGCAGCAAATGTGTTCTTAACATCAACCACTAGTTTGCGATCTTCATCAGCAAAATCAATTACAATCTCATCATGAACGATATGCGAAATAAATGATTTCTTGCCCTCCAGCATTTGATCGATAACGGTCGCGCGTTCAATCACAAGATCGGCAGTTGTGCTCTGAATCAAGTAATTAAAGGCTTTCCAGTCATTAACTTCGATATGCCTCCCGAATATAGTATTAATATAACCACCCTCGTAGCATATGTCAAGTACTTTTTTGCGATCATAGTAATTTGTATCGACGTCTTCAGAATCTGGATTATATAACCATGCGAAAAACCGTGTTTTTGCCTCCTCTCTGCACATTTCTGCATCCTCAAACACATTTCGAATGTTCCATTCATGAATATCGTCTATTGGTTGTTTTTGCTCCGAAAGCGCGAGCAAAGTGCGCACTTCAGCACCGTTGTAGTCGAGGGACAAAAACCAGTCATTTTGCGGCTTTATAAGGCGCCGCAGCTCCCTCTTCATGGTCAGGATGGGGAAGGACTGGGGATGCGTGGCGAGACGTCCTGTAGCCGTCCCGAAGAGGTTGTAATCGATATACTTTGGCCCGTTAAGTATCTTCTGCGAGGCATGTCGAAGGCTGCTGCCAACAAACAGACTGCGACACTCGGAATTGTCCAAATTGAGGCTTTGATATTTTATCTTGTAGAGCAATTTTGCAGCACGTACCATATAATCGTAGTTTGCTGGTTTTTCATAATTCTCGAAAACGTATTCTGTGATCTGGTTCTTGATTTCGCAAAATTCAAGCAACGAGTCATGCGGGACAAGATCGAAAAAACAGTGATTGCGGAGATCAATTTTGGCGATGTCAAATGACTTTTTGTATGCGTACATTCTTCTGGAGATTTTCTCCCAAGCTTCTTTTAGGTTCTCGGGGCAAATCTCGTTTAACGTTTTTCCGCCGCCATAAAACCACGCATATTCCACATCATCGCCATAGAAAGGGCCCCCGGGGCGCCAAGTCCTTTTTAAATTTTTTGGCAATTGATCAAAGTGCAACTTACCGTTTTGATATATACCGACACATTCCTGTTTATCGTCGATTGATTGAAAATACATTTTTCCTCGTATTAAGTGGCGTCCATAGCACCATCACCACCGGGAAGAATCTCCTCAATTGGTTCGGAAAGCATTTGAACATCTGGGCTGTCATTGGGCTGCGGTGAGCGCGATATTTCTTTGAGCCTCTTACTAATATACGTCAAAGAGCCGATATAGTCAAACGTTTTATTCAAAATATTTTCAAATGAGTCCAAACCGATTTCAAAATCTAATTTACACAACTCAATGCAGTTGTCGATAATCCTTTCTTGTTGCTCTGAAGAAAATTTCCCTTCTTCTTCGTTAAGGCGGATTTTGCAATATAAATCTAAAAAATAAAAATCATCATAAGCCTCAAAAAATTCTGTTGGGCTATACTCGATGGGCTCCCTGGTAACCACCTTTTTGCCGTCATTCTGCAAGAGTACAGTTTCATAATATCTTGTTTGCTTCAATTGATTATACAGATTGAATAATAGGTTTTTAAACATTCTGAAGTACGGTTTGTGGGCTTTTTGATATGCTGTCCTTAAAATGGCGTCGGAATCGGTAATGCCATACTGCCTAGCATATTCAAGCATCGGAGCAGATCCTATGTCGGCCACAAGTCTCCATGGGATATTTTGATCTACCATAAAACCGTGTGCGGCGCATGCATTTAGAAAAAATTGCCAGTTATTGCTGCCGTAAAACTTATCCATCTTTTCTTCATCGTTTGAGGGGTCGGTGTCTGATATTTCTATTACAAGGCCTGAGACGGTTGCGGGACAGTAGTGGCTTTTAATAAAAGCAGGTAATGTAAATGGGCGTTTGCGAGTAGTTTGTAAAAGATAGGGCATCAATAGTGCTATAAATTTTTCAAACATAACAAACTTTACATCGTCTTCTTGAAAAAGTGTCTCCAAGGCTGCCCTATATTCGTTTAAATGATTAGTGTAGAGCCTCTTTGGACTCTGATAGGCCTTAAAAGTGCTTAAGTTTGTAAGAAATTTATCACTTGTATCAATTTCTCTTCTCATTGCTTTTTTAGCAAACAATCCCGCTAAATCTTTAAACGCATCGGCAACGAAATTTAATGCTTGAAAATTTTTTCCAGACTCTGCCGTTTGTTTTATTGGTTTTAATTTCAAGATATAATCGTATACAATAATCGGCTCGAAAAATCTTGAAACTCTACCATACAACTGTTTTTCGGCAAAGGTGAAATCCACCAAATTTGGATATTCTTCGCTAAATGTGTCGAGTTTGTAAAACATCTTTTTATTAAAGGTGTCCCTTGCTCCTTCCGAATTATCTTTAACATAAAAAAAGGACATTAGCCGGCACCTTCACCGCGCGGGGGATCTTCGGGGGATGGGCGCGTCTCAGAGGCCCCGATCATTAAATCTTGTATAAATGCTAACCCTGCTAGGCGGCCAGAAGATACCGACGACGGTTCTTCTCTATTGGCGTTTCCGCCTGATGGTGAATCCTCTTTTTCGCCTACGGCGCATTTATTATTGCCTTTTGGCTTTGTTTGTGGATTAGTGGCCGCCACCGCGGGATCTTCTTTTTGTCTCGAAATTTGGGCAACCCAGTTAGCATTGACTTGCGTATCCGCCTGCCCGGGCCCGAAACTGTGTTCGGCGGTGATTACCATATAATAACCGCCGATTCCAAAATCTGTTAAGTTATCAACATTCAAATATTCCTGAATTTCCGGATCCAAATAAGGCACCCACCCTTTAGGATCAATAAAAATATAGCTGCCGGGGAAAAGATGTGGATTTGCATAGCACTGCATATCAACACGATATGTTTCTCTTAATTGTTGTAGCCCGTCATATCCCTCTGCTTCATACCTAGCCTCTGGGACGCCCGGTCGTGCATCACGCACCAAGTTAATTCCCTTAACAATTCCGCGATCGGCACCAATTGTATAGTGATGAATCCCTTGTTCGAGATCTGTTTCGTAATCTCCCGTTAACAGCCCCATGGGCCTAGCTCTGGAAGCATAAAAAATTAAATAATGATACTCATTTTCAACCTCGCCCGGGCCGTTCACTTCCGATAAGTTTAATATTGGTCGAAGATCGGCTGTTTCTCCAACTTCCGTGAATAATCTTGATATATAAAGATTTTTGGGCTTAGCTTCTCTTGTGTCATTAATCAATTGAGTAATCGGATCCGAAGGAAAATCCGGACCTCTGTTGTATGCTGTAAAGGTTGCCTCTCTTAATCTTATTGGTTGCATGGCTGTTGTGGAAAAACACGTTTTATCATTTATAAAAGAATTAATTAATGTAATAATCAATTTTTTCACAAATGCGGCTAAATTAAAATCTCTTCTGTCTTTTTGTAATGACACCCCTGACATCCACTCCATAAAATATTTTACTGAAATTGGCAAGTCCCCCAGACTAACAACGATGGTATCAGCAGGATTTGATGGATTTACAATCTCCATTGGGCCTAAGACAATTCTCATTTTCTTAAAAGTGTTATAATATTTAAGTCCGAGGTACGCTTCATTGTTCGCCAATTCATCATCAATAGGAAATCCCGCTTTTATGCTTTGCCCTTTTGCTTGGTATACGAGTTCTTCATAATCTCTAAGCTTTACTTCAATATTATTTAAAACCGCATCGATTAAATCGCTTACATAAAAAAAGCTAACGTTAGTGCCGCTTGGGTTATCAACTGTTTTTTTCAATAATTTCCCGTCTTCTTCGGCGCCTTTTTCAGGTCGTATGTCCTCTTTAACGTCTTCTTGCAGTGTGCTTGACGCCGGCATCGTTCCAATTTGTAGCTCTTCGTTTTTTAATTCGTAAAATGGACCTTCAGTATTAAATTTTTTCAACTGAGACGCTGGCAGTTCTATAAATCTAACTCTGCCTTTGACAAGTAACGTGTCTATAATCGAACTAACTGCACTTGTGCGGTCTTCACTAATTTTTTCAATTTGTTCTCTTTTAAATTTGGCTACGTTTTCTGCATCACACTCTTCATTAAGCTGCTGCAGTCTTAATTTTCTTTCTATCATATTAGCATTTATGCTCTTTGTACCGGTAAACACTGAAAAACCCTTTTGATTAAAGTGGGTATCTATCCAGGCCTGATAGTTTATGATAAACTTAACGGTTCCATCGTCTTGAAATGCGAATTCGTGAGTTGTAGGCTGCAGGTTGACGGTCACAAACGAGTTGATTAATGCTTCCATTCTCGCGGATCCAACGACGCTATTGGGCGCGCTCCAGCCGAAAACCGCTTTAAGCTTAAAATTTAAGGAATATGGCTCTCCGATTGTTTGATTATGTTCCGCAGCGGTGAGATTCTGTTTAATTTCTTTATACTTTCCAGTTGAGCCCCCTGTTTTTAAAGCCAAATCGGCGTATGTGTACTGCTTATCGGGATCGGTCGGTGATCCTCTAATTTTCAATATTTCGTCAAAACTGTTCGCATGTAGTGTTAGGCGCCCTTTGATCATTCTTTTAGCCGCGTATGGATCGGAGCCTTCATATCTAATAGTAAAACTCTCTATACCAACTCCAAATCCTCTCTTGTCTTTGGTTGTTAAAAGATCTTCAATATCTTCTCCAGCATTACTATTAAAACTATATTCCAATTGACTTTCACTTCCATCGTCGAGTTCAATAAGTTTATAAAGTCTAATTCTTGGTTGCAAATTAGAGATTTCTTCTGTTGACATCGTTATTAGTTCTGTTTGAGTACCATATGTAACGAGCCTATTTATAAAGGCAAAAGGATCGCTGTGCACCATGAGGCAAGCGTTCCCGTTGGCTCCCATATACGGGAGCGGCTTTTGTTCTTCGCCGGCTTCGTTTTCAAGTACTTCAACTTTATATTTAACCAATTGAAATAATTTTGCCAATAAAAAACATTGTTCTTTAAACTTAATCGATTTCGCCTTGGGTATAGATGGTCCCGCCGGCGCGGTAGCTTCTTCTTGCTGGATCGCAGCAGTAGCGGCGGCGGCGGCGGTGTCGCGGGCCTGTTTGGCCTCGTCGGTCAGATTATCAAGTGCTTCTTTTTGCGTACTATCTGGGTGTTCAGCAGGCGGGGCCATCTTCTCCAGCCAAAATTTATCTGCGACGGCTTTTTTGGCAAGAAATTCATCATATGACTTTTTGGCATATTCGTCCATAGTCATATTGCCTATCTCTGCACTAAGATTTTCGGGGATGCCTGTGGTCCATTGCTCTAGAGCATCCATATATGTCAGAAAGGCGTCCTCATAATAATTTCCTGCATCGGTGGTCCCCATATCTTTTAAATTGTTGGCTAGATCGCCGAATTGGCCGGGCGGATCTATTATATTGCCGGAAGAGTCATACCATACAGTTTGAGTATCTAACTGATAATGATGCTGAGTGGCTTGGACAAAAGCTTCCTTTGCCGTGGCTCGATCGGATTCTGTGATGCCGTCTGGGCCAGCATTCCTGGATACAGTAGACCACGAATATGAGAGCCATTTTTCATCTATGCTGGTTCCGTTGGGCATTTTAAACTCCTAAAGTCCTAAGTGCCGACTCAAGATTAACGGGCACTTCAAGTAGATCGCCAGTTCGTAAATCTGCTTCGGTGGGTCGGCCGTTATACCATGCGATAACCCACCAATATATGGGACTGCCGTAGTATTTCGCTGACAATTTATAATAACGATCGCCATATTTCCAAACATGTGTGTCGGTGGCCATATAAACACGATCAGCTATTGTAGGGTTATACAAAATCGGTGTTTCGTAATGAACAACCTTTTTCAAATTTCGCTTTTTTCTTAAATATTCATAATATTCGCTTGAATTTGCAAACTTCTGAGTTTTTGAATATCTAGACATCCTTAAACTTTCTCCTCTTGATTAATCACTTCCCTTCAACGTCTCTACAAATCCAGTCATGGCGCCGGCCTCGCGGCTGGAAATCCCTCCTTCTCCATAAGCATCACTTACGTCTCCCGCATAAGTTCCGGCAATATATTCTCGTGCAGACTCACTCTTAATTTTGCCCTCCGTCAGCCTTTTTTCGTCTCTCTTGCGGCGCGCTTCTCCAAACATGCCACTATAACGCGCTTTTGCGTTGTCAATCATTGCTTGGCTTTGGTCGCGCTTCTCTTCATCTTTTAGAATAGCATCAATTCTTTCATTGAATTTTTGGCCGGCTTCCGCATCGGTTGGAGCCTTTAATATAGCACCGTATGGAAAAGAGGAATCGAGAGGATCTCCCGTACTATCCCAACCAACGGTGCGCTCATGTATGGGATTAAAGCTCAAATTAATATCAATCATTTTTGGTAGCACTGTGCCTGGAGCCGACGCGTCCGGAATTTGATCAAGCTTGTGGGCGCCTTTTTCAAAAACACCAATCTCTTGTCTCTCCATATTGTGATTTACCGTACAAGACGTTATTACGCCCAACAATCCAGTATCGGATCCTCCGAGGGCCTTATAATCTTGGTATAAATCTTCTCTATTTGCGTAATCAGTCGCGATTATAGAGAATTCAGCAGGATCTTGTTTTCGAATTATATTCATCACCTTTATCCTAACTAATGGGGATTGTGTGATTAGTTGGGCACCTGGATTAGATGTCATCGTACTATATGAAGGATACAAAAACTGTGTTAAAAGCTGTACTCTCCCTAGATTTTCATAGGCTTCTCCTTCGGACGAAGCCGGAACTTTAAAGGCAAGGGTGATGTTTCGTGATGTATTGGCAAATGAATAGATAGGATCCGTTCTACCAAAAACTGGAGCACCTTTCCAATCACTAGTGTAACCATCGACTAGCGTTGTAATAAATGCTTTAAAGAATACGTCCGCTCCACTAGGAATGTGGTGAAAAGAAATTACAAAACCAGCATTCGCCAAGGCGTCAGTGGCATCAACAAAGTTTGAAATATAGCCACTTTTTCCAACTTTGTTGGCTTTATATTTGCTATTCCAAAAAAAGTCAGTATCATAATCATTTGCCATTTAAATTACCATCCATTTGCTGCTTCGGTGGCAACACCACCCATAACATCGAGCACCTTTTCACTAATTTGTTTGCCATCCAACACTAGCTGAATGGCCATCTTATATTGATCAGAACCAGTACCTGCGCCGGCGATCATCTCCGTCATGAACTCCCCGGGCGCAGCAGCCCTGCCGGTAGTTGCAGCTGCCATAACGCCACCGATGGCAGCTGTGCCCTCAAGGGCGGCTTTAAGAGGTGCTGGCAATGTGTCCAGGCCTTCTTGAATTAATATTGTTAAAAGTTTTTTAAAATCTCTAAACGGCGCTAGCAGCATGTCTAGTCCCGCTTGAGCAAATTTTGCCAAGGGCTTTCCAAAATCTTTCCACGGGCCCAAGACTGCATCTACCATTGCTTGTGCGATGGCCGTAAATACCGGCGAACCAGAGTGAATACCTAAAAGATCTTTTACAAAATTTATAGCACCAACGAAAGCGCTTTCGAGAGAACCCAAAAGACCATCCGTAAGTTTTACAGCAAACCCCTCAAATCCAAATGCCTCCAGAATGCCGTCTATCAACCTTGGCACTAGACGCAGAAGGTCTATATACAATTCTACAAAAAACTGTGGAATTTCTTTTAACAAATTAGCCCAGTCATCAGTAAGGCCATCAAAATTCTCAATAAATGTAAACCAACTGTCCATTAATCCACCAAATATCGGTGAAAGCAAAGATGATATTAGGGAGTTTGCGTCGACATCCTCTTCCACCCAACCAAAAATCTGGCCAAGCCACACAAAGAGGCCCGGGATTGCAGACAAGAAGCCGTCTGCGAACTTGAATATTGCACCAAATATATGGCCAATACCTTCTGCGAAATTCCCTTCAACAAATGCATCAAGTGATAATGTAAGTTGATCCCATGCANTCATTAGGCCGCTGATAATGCCGCCAAGTACCGGGATTTTCTTCATGACAGTCCCAAAAGCTCTACCACCAAGCTTGGTCCCCAGCACTTCCGCTAGCTTTTCGGCGCCTGTAAACATTTTACCAAACAGCTTTGGCAATCCAGTAACTGCAGTCTTCAGGACTTTAAAGGATTTCGTGGCTAAAAACCTCACCACCTTCGACAACTTCCTGACGACAAACCAAGCTCCCGTTGGGCCCAAGATACCCAGCAGGGCCGTTCCTATCAAAATCCATTTACCGAAATCATCCATAACCGTTCGAACCATACCACTAAGTTCTTCTAATTTTTGTATGAAGGTGTCAAGTGACGGTATAAGTTCGTCGTTTAGTTTGTTAATGGCCGGCTCCATGGAGAGCGCGAGATTTTCTATCTTTTCTGACATGCTACGCAAACGTTGTGATTCTTTTGTAGCTGCACTCATGCTATCGGGTGTCTTGCCAATTTCTGCATTAAGCGCCTCAATATCGCCACTCATAAATTTGGCCAATTCGCCGGCATCCTTTAATCCAGCAGCAGAAGCAACCGCCCTCTTCATATAATATTCCATATCATCGAACTCAACGCCGGCGCTCTCAAGACCCGCTCTGATTAACCCTATTCGTTTCGCTGGGTCTGTTTCTTCCAACAATTCCATAGCGTTGACCATGTTGCCACCCAACATAGCGTTAAGGTCACCAGCAGCCTTAGCGGCACCTTCAAAAGTGTCATATTTGCCAGTTATTTGGTACAGCCGGCTTATTTCTAAGCCGGTAGCTTTAGCCGTCGCCTGAAGATCCTTGAATGCCTTCACACCTGTTTGGCCTAAACTTGCTAATTCGCCGGACAAACTGGCAAAATCACTTGTCATTTGATCGACAGGCACGCCTAAATCTATTGCTGTGGCGCGCAAGCTCAGCATCATATCATCAGCTTCGTCCGCAGAGACACCAAGGCCTTTTGTTGCATTCTGAACGCTCTTCGCAAACACATCATTGCTTACACCAAGTTCCCCCAATATTGCATTGGTTTCAACTAATTTTTGCTGTTGTTTGCCAGACAGTATCGTAAAATCAGTCATACCGTACATCATCGATCTCGTTGCTGCTTCTGCGGTCTCCATCCGAATACCGACGCCTTTAAGTTCATCATAGGTGCGTCCTATGGAACTAGCTAATTGATCGCTGGCACCGGTCGTGCGACGAAATTTGGTTTCTGTTCCTTCAAGCTTTTCCATTTGGCTTATTAAACCAAAACCAAACGCACCCATGGCCTTGGTGAGACCAGTAAGTGCGCCTTTGCCTAAAGCGACCCAAGATAAGGATCCCTTACCTTCGATCATCTTCTCGATAATATTTGACGTCGTACGGGCGATACCCTTTAATTGGGTGCCCATATCGCCATAGATACTTAAATTTTCAGTAAGTCTTTCTCCAAGTCTTTCGGAGGCGCGCTCTTGCGCTGTTTGTGCCCGGGCATATCTTTCGTCTTCACGTTGTTGTTCTCTTGTTTGTTGTCGCGACAACTGGTTGAAGCGGGCCTGAGCTTCTGCGCGCTTTTCTTCGGAGGTGCGCGTGTTGGCGATGATTTTTTCTTGTTTTTCTAATTCGGCAGTTAAATCTTCAGGCGCCAGTCTCTCTCCCGCGGGGGCCGCGCCGCCAGGTGCAGCGCCGGTCGACAAGATATCCCTAATCTCTTCTAAAGTCGATTTAATATCTGAATTAAAATCATTGGGCATGATAACAAACTTTTCCTATCACAATAAATAGTAAAAGCCCAAATTTTTGAGCTTATTTGGGCGCGAACTGTGACGGCAGGCTAGGTTGGTTAAACGATGTTAATGTCTGGGTATTAGAATTTCCTGAACTTTTACTAGCGTTCTCTATGGCAGCTTTTTCGTCTTGTAGTTGTTTTACAAGCCTTTCAGCAAACCACGTCCTAAGCCCAACAGGTAAATTGTAGGCCTCGCTGAAGGACCATCCACCAGAATATTTTAAAAAGAAAAATATCTCATATACGCCTTCCATGTACTCAGATGTCAGGCCAAAAAAACTCCGCGTTGAGCGGTACCTCCATATCCTGCTCATAATCGCAGTTAGAACAGAAAAAATGTTGCGTTAAATCAATATTTGGCGCGGTATCTTTATAAACTCTTCTAAGATGGGTGGAATCCATCGATGGCAAATTGTTTACCACATAGTCAATGGCCTCTGCTGTATCATTACTGTTGACTGAAACAATAATACTCTTTAGCTGATTGGTGATAAGTCTGTCTGATGTGTTTGCTTTGCGACTTTTTCGACGTTGGCTTCTGTTGCTTAAGTTTTTTTCGTCTTGACCACACAAAAGCCTAAAAGTAACTGTAAGTCCCGTACGAGGAAGAGTCGTGTTAAATGTTCCATCTCCGTTGTCTTTAGCGTCCCCGGATCCACCATCTTCAACAACTGCATTATTCAAATCAAAGGTATATTCTTGGGTAATTTCACAAGATGGACAATTAACGCCTGTTGTGTATTCATTCCCATATCCAGAAATTCTTGCAGCAATAATAACCGCATTTCTATCGCATACAAGGAGAGAATTTGGATCGATTGCCTTGTTCATAAGTAAACTTTGAATTACTCTCTCTATAGCAACACCATTTTTGAGCAGCGAGCGGGAAGTCAAAATATCTTCCTCTCTCGCTGTCATTTGCTTGATCTCAACCGCTTCTTGTTTATAAAGTGGATGATTTTCGGGGTAATATATTCCCCCAGAAGGCAGCTCTACAAATTCTGTCGGTACAACAAAGGAAAAGGGGTTATCACTTGTCGTATCGTTTATCGTTTGTTGAATCGGAGGATCTGCATGCTTCGTTTCTTGTTCGAGACCCAATCGATCTCTATTGCGTGACAATATACACCTCTCTATTTTTTATTTGTCTTGTTTTTGTTTATTATGCATTAAAGTATGTGGTACCAGCATCGGCCACCGCTGCACCCGGACTGGTAGTCTCAATGCGAGCCCAGTCATACTTAATCTTAACACTAAGCTCGGTAAGGTCGTCTTCGCCGTATCCCAAGTCACCATAAGATACCGCAGTAAGGAAAGCGTTCCAAAGCGTCCAAGTCTCAACTGGCCTACCTTCAGCGTCAATTTGAGTAATAGTAACTACACCCAAAGCACCGGTCGCTTTTGCTTTTGAAATACTGGTTAAACTTTCGTTAGTTGCATCAGTAGGGGGAGAGTAGCCGGAAGCTTCCACAATAGCCGAAAGAGTTGCAGCGACATCGGGCTCTCCACCTGGATCGACCAAAGTGATATCGACTTCTTCCCACTTCACAGAACCAGGATAATGAAATTGATGATTTAAGAATGCATGTGTCGCCGTCTCAATTGTAAACTTTGGCTTGCCGGCAGTCTTTGCATACCACAACATTGCGCCACCGTTGGTTGCATTGATCCCTCCAAACTGTACAGTAAACCTAAATTTTCTTTTTGGATCCTTTAGGGGGCCCTGTTCAGTGTCGCTAAAACTCTCTGTCCAAAACGGCATTATTAATTTTCTCCCTTATAACTTAATTAGTTGATATATTATTTTTAGTCATCAAATGACGCGCCGGTCGATGTAATTACGAAGTCAATAGCAATATATTCGATTGCTCTTGCAGGCTTAATCATAATCTTTGCATACATAATGTTCTGATCAATGAGATCAGGAGTTGTTGTAGACTCATCGAGAATCAGACGATAATCAGAGATACCAAATCTGGTTTTGACATTCGCGAGGAACGGCTCAATAAGTCCCTTAAATCTATCCCACGTGGCCTGAACATTTTGTTCAAATAGAATTTGAGTTGAAAGAATTGAAATTTGCTTCTTAAGGTAGATGACAAGCCTTCTAACATTAATTCTATCGAGTGCGCTCGGGCGCTCTTGAAGAGTTTTCTGACCAAACACCACAATTCCGGAGGACGGGAATGACGCAATCGGGTTAATACGCGCATCATAAAGTGTGTCTCTTTCCTTGGATGTAAGTCGCTCTGTAACATTTGTGATTACAATTCCTGCGGCGCCTTCTGTTAAACCGCCGCGGTTAAAGCCCGCGGGAGCAAACCATACATCAGATCTGGCCTGAGAACTGCCAAGAACACCCATCATAGCAACAGTTGGCGGAATCCAAACCATCGCCCCAGTGTTTTCATCACGAGTCTGGACCCATGGGTAGAATGTCGCGCCATAGCTTGAATCAATTCTTCTGTCTTTAAGATCATTCGCTGCTGATATAGGAGTGGTGGCACGTCTTGAAGTTTTAACTACATATTCCTCATGAGTCGGCTTCCATACATTTGGAAGATCAATAAGTGCCAAGGCGTCTGCTCGATCTTCACAAAGATTAACCATATATCCTGTCAAGGCGGCCAGAGTCAAACCAGGAACAGCTAATAGATTCATGTTAATGGACTCGGGATCAGCGATGGTGTCTAAGGACCGCCGATAAGTGTGGTAAACATAATCATTTTCTTCTGTCGATGTTGTGGCCATAATAGAGTTCGCCAGAGGATCAGGCTTCACAATATCAAAGCCGTCGAAACCACCCCAGAATGGCGCAGTGAATCTATTGTAATCTGCGTCTAGGAGTGTTTTGTATGTCCCGCCGGCCGAGACCGAGTTACTCGCTCGGCGTGAGCCGGTCTGGTGGTAATAATTATTGCCCGAATTACGTATGTCATCCATGCTAAACATATAACCAAATTCTAGAACACCATGGCCGGCCGCATTCGCAGAAGTCGTAGGATCATCGGGGAAACCAGCATAAAGCAACCTGTGACCATCTGCCACACTGTTATCAGAAGTGGTTGAAGTCTGTGTGCGTGCTGTGCGATATCCAAAGTATGCGTTTGTCGGGTCTGTAAGTCCACCATCAGATGCCGACACTCTCAATAGATCTGTGGGGAATTTAAAGGATGCTGTGAGGTTTTGATTGGTTCCACCGAAAAGCTCATCCGCGCCACGCCAGGTGTGGCTGCCGAAGTAGCCAGCATAGTTCCAGCCGTACGTGATCATCTCGTTCTCGACGGTGGTGCGCGCGTTTGTAACGGCCGTTGTGCCGCTCAGTACTGGTGGGCCGAAATATCCGAAGGGAAGAAGCGTGGCATCTGTGGCGCCTGCTTCAACATCGGGGTTCATATCAACGTATACAAATTTGGATAAGTTAGAATATTCACCAACGGTGCGCAATCGACGGTTTGTCTCGTCCCATGTAGTATATTTGTCTCCGATTTTCCTGGCAACAAAGCTAGGAGAGGTTGGATCCAAGCTCAGATTATCAAATCTTTCAATAACCTGAACGTTATTGTCGGTATCATATAGATTTCTCAGAACAACCGAAAATGTTCCATATGGAGAAACAGAGCTGTTGGATTGCCTAATTCTCTCAATGGAGACTTTCACATTTTTGTGGAGCCACTCACCATGGCCGCGGCCTTTCAGACGGAAAAGCTTTTGTTTGTTTTCCGCTTGGAACGAAGTGTCAACGCCAAGATCTTGTCCGATAAACCAGCCAGCGACGGCTTCGCGTGAAGCTTGACCTTTCATATTTGCAGGGGAGGCGCCGCTACCAGACATTATTCCTAAAATAATACCAACGCTAGCGGAGTTATGGAGACCGTTGTTGCGAACATCTTGTTCAAAAGTTTCGCCGAGCCAATAATCAGTTAATGAAGCAGATGGATAATAATCTTGGCCACCTTTAAGCTGCGGATTAGTGTTGAACTGATTCCGAATAAAGTTTTGCGAATCATTATTAAAGTCGAAATTAATCACTTCTGTTCCTTGCTGCGCTCCCGCAATTTTTATCGTGTATCCTCCACCAGAAGTAGAATTAATATACGCACCAGCAGACGAAGTTATTGTGTTCGTCCCATAAGCGGTCCCGCTTAATTGAATTATTCCGTTTTGTAAATACCATATGGCAGCACAACTGCCTGTGCCCATACAATCGCCGGTACCTACGCTCGAAGAAGTAAAAAGGAAAAGCCCATACGCGCCACCATTAGACGAATCTACAGTGCCCGTAGGCTGGTTGTCGGTCTTCCAACCGGCCCGGGCGGCATTCGTACCATCATTGGTCGTAATCTGTTGACCAAGAACCCTGACATATGTAAGAGGGGCAACGCCGGAGGCCAGGAACGCCTTGGCGGCATAAGTTCCATACATGGGAGATTGGTAATTACCATCTCGATATATATCACCACCACCATGGCCGGGGACGGTATCTCCATACATATTAACAAAGTCGCTATAAGATTCTATTTTGGTGGGTTGCATCGCCAAGCCCTTGCTGGCGCGCCCGATTACGATTGGGCCAATTGCATCTGGTGTTTTTGGAATAAATGAGTTGTCAATCTCATTAATAAAAATACCTGGGGATACAAATTTAAAATTCTTTACTGACATCTTGTGGGTTTCCTTAAAATCAAAACACTATTTGGAGTAGATTAATTGATGGTCAATCAACAGTAATTAGTTGAAGCATCTTCAAAAGTCTTGAAGTAAACAAATAATTTTGGCTTCAGTTCAGGAACTAATCGTCGAATAGCGATGGATCCCCAGGAAGTGGAACCGTCTCTCTTGGAAATGTAATTTCTACAATATTTTCTTCTATTTTGACAAGTTCTCTGTTGTCGTTGTTTCCTTCCCCGATCAAATATCCCAATACCTTGATATTAATCTCTGTAGAAAATATCCGCTGTTCTTCTTGTAAGTTGGCCACATTGTTACTGTGTGTGAACCCTTGATCAATAAAAGCTTCATACATGTGCCCATTTCTTCTCACAACAAACGCATTAATTTGTCCAGTTCTTGCAATAAAGGGCTCTAAAAGATCATTCATTTGCTGCTGATATTCGGCTTTAATTACGATCTTATAATCTACATTAACATATACCGGTATGGGAACCGATAGGGTCTGTATTACGATCTTTTTATTAGTTCTTGGGTAATATTTTTGATATGTTCCTTTTGCTGGAAGTTTTCTCATGGCTGCAGCAACAGCAAAATTTCTAGTCTTATCTTGTACTATTCTTTTTGCAATGACCATGCGGCCAGTTCTACCATCTCCATCTTCTGAAAATATTTGGGCCTGGTATGCACCCTTTCGAGCGGGATCTTTGGTGATGCCGGTTCTTTCGATGCTGATCAGTGGTAGCTTAAGGGCGCCGGCGGCATCTCGCAATTCTTTTTTATTTTTGATTTGATAGGCTCGTTCCGGGGCCTGCCACAAGACCGGCACTATAGCTCTGCCCTCGTTGGTGACGGCCGATAATTCTAGGTCCTTTTTAAGCCAAGAGGTGATAGCATAGTCAATGTCTTCCATTGTGGAGGCCAACATCCCAATCTCTTGCAGGGTTGCCGAACCAGTTCTAGGAATATCAGGAAGAAGCGCAAAGTCAAAATTATTAGGTAGCATCGAACAACCCCTTTCTTGCACGCTTGCAAGTTGCTACAAGCTCAAATTCGTGGCCGGCCTGACCAAACAGTAGTTTTGGTTCAGATGTTTTAACTATCTCATAGTAGTGTTCACCGTATAAAACAAAATCGCCCTCACGAACAAATAAATCTTGATCTTCCGTTAATCTTCTTCTATGAAAATGAACTACAATTTCCCACTCTCTGTCAATCCCGGCACTTTCCATATAGGTTGTGATGTCGGTTTTCCATTCGACTAAGGCATAAACTCTAATTGGTGATAAATATGTTTTTTCGACCGCTTCGCCATAAAGATCATGAAAGTTGGTGCGCTCCAGATCAATTGGATAATATAAGATCTGTTGGCCAATGACTTTCTCTATAAGCTCATCATTGACCTGTTTAACAAGGTCGCGCTCTTTCTTACCAAGAAAAAGTGGGGGTGGGGGAGTAGCTGGTCTTTTCCATTCGTTTGCCATTCATATTACCCTACAAATATTGGCAACGGCGAATTCTTAAATGTCGTTGCTGCCGCCTCTGCCTTCTCGCTATCTCTCTTAATTAATTCAGAGTACTCCATTTCCTTCAACATTTCTGTTAATTTATCTCTAAGTGTCGCTTGTTCATCTTTTGCCTGTGCCAACAACTCTGAGTGGTTTAATGTTACATTTTCGCCTGGAATGGGAATAGTAGTGAACTTACCTCTAATTTGACCAAGCATTTCCTTGCACAGAGCCATGGCATATTTTCGAATCCATTGTTTACCAATCGAATTAATGTTTGCATAAGGAATATTGTCATAAGGCAGCGTATTCATGTTGTTTACACCGGCAGTACCGTCTTCATATCCGCTTTTTTCAGAAGTAGAGTCTTCCTTAATGTAAAACTTAAACCATATCCTTTCTGATGTTGAAAATCCCCAATAACTGGGATTTGGGAAAAGTCTTATGACATTATTTTTCAATTCATATGCATAATGTGATGTTCTTGTATAAATTGAATCTTCATACATAATCGCCTGCATTTTGTTTTGCCAAGTCGGAATAATTTCAAACGTAGAGTCGTCTGCGAACTGACCATAGGTCGAGTAGTTGCCTACCACACCAACGCCCCCATAATAGCCATAGAAACGCCACATTGCACGCGGAGAACGATAAAAAACTTGAGTAACATAAATTCTTTTGCTATCTACTTCTCCGCTGAATGGTACAGCTATACCGGCCTGATCAACACCAGAATTTGATGCACTTTCAACAATATCTTGAAGATCGTAATCCTGCTGACCTTTTACAACTTTGAATGATCCAGAATATATCTCTGTTGTGCCGCCAAAACCAGCAAGAGTGGATAAACCATCTCCGACTTTGCGCGCATATGAAATTTGAAATTTTGGAAATTTAAGATTTGCATTAGATGGTCCTGTTTTTAGTCCGCCTATATGATCAAACGTACCGGTTGTATCGCCCAGCGCATCTGATAGAGCATTTTTGCTTTGATGCAAATTTAAAATGTATGAATATTCTAGAACGGCTTCTTCGTACGCGGCATATACGTTTGCCGGCGTAAGTTCGATGTCAATAACATCGCCGCCTAGTTTCTTGTATACATACCCAACCTGAAGAGCAGCGCCACTTAAAAAATCGGCAGAACCTGTATAGGCGCCAAACGGAACTGCGGCCGTGACATCGGAAACAGTTCCAGTGGACGGCAATATAATTGCACTGGTTTTAGATTTGGGACTAAGGTTGGTGGGCACGCACAATTCCTCCTACTAAGTAAATAGTTAATTAAACCCAAAGCTCGGGCATATGTAAAGCTTCACTTTAATTAATAAAGAAAT